CGTATAGCATAAAGTAAACCGTTTATGGCTAACGGTTGGGGACAAGGCACCTGGGGTGCTGTTGGCTGGGGTGGTATTGGTAACACCTCTTTTGCTGTTACTGGTGTCGCTGGTACAACAGCCGTTGGTGATGAAGGAACTACTGCTGGTTCTCTTGTAATAGAGACTGGCTTAGAAGCAACAGGTGCTGTTGGCACAGTAAACGCTAGTAGTATTCATGTTACAACTCCCAATGGAGTTGTTGGAACTACGTTTCTTGGTAGTGCTACTGGCAGAATCCCCATAACCGTATCAGTCACTGGCTTTGAAGCCACAACTGGATTTTTATCTGGTTGGGGTAGTCCTGCTTGGGATGATGGTGTATGGGGTGGTGGCGTATTTGCAGATCATGGTCAAGTATTACCTCAGACTGGAGTTGAGGCAACTGGTCAATCTAACAACCCAACTGTTACTGGAACAGGTATCTTTAGCGTTACTGGTGTTCAAGGTGTTAGTGGTCTAGGTGATGAGGCAACTACACCACAGTCAAAAGCATTTGTAACATTGGGTGCATCCACTGGTAGCGTAGGCAATGTTACTGTTACTGGTGCTAATAATTTAGCAGCCACTGGTGCTTCTGCAACAACACTTATAGCTCAAACATCTCCAACTACAATCGTATTTACAATAACTGTTGTAGGTTATAATCCAAACAATCACCCTTACTATAATGTTGGCTCTTCAAATAAGTTTGCTGTAAATGGATCAACTGCAACAGCAGACGTTACTTTAAACTTATATGAAACTAATACTTACAGATTCGATCAAAGCGATTATACTAATTCTGGACATCCTTTAAGACTTAGTGCCACAGAGAATGGAACTCATGGTGGTGGTTCAGAATATACAACTGGTGTAACCACAAACGGAACACCTGGACAAGCTGGAGCATATACAGAAATAACTGTTGCTGCTGGAGCGCCAGACTTGCATTACTACTGTACTAATCACGCAAATATGGGTTACTTTGCCTATACTCCAGCTATAGGTCCAACTATAAGTGGAACAACTGGAGCATCAGTAACCACAGTTCTAGGAACAAGTGCATTAGGCAATGAAACTGTTGTGGGTGGTGCAGATATTGGTGTAACATTAGCAGGCCTATCTATTTCAATAGGAACTATTGCAATTTCTGGTGGATCTGTGTTATCTTTGACGGGAGTTAGTGGAACTGGTTCTACTGGAGAAGAAAATGTCTGGGGTCTAATTGTCCCAGACCAACTAGCTAATTGGATTGAAAGGGTCGCATAATGGCAACATACGTTAACAATCTTAGATTAAAAGAAATCACTACTGGTGATGAATCAGGAACATGGGGTACATCAACCAACACAAATTTAGAATTAATAGGTGAGGCATTAGGCATTGGTTCAGAATCTATAACAACTAATGCAGACACTCATACAACAACAGTAGCAGACGGGTCGACAGATGCTGGTAGAGCTTATTATATAAAATACACTGGAACGCTAGACTCAGCATGCACAATTACTATTGGTCCAAACACCATGAAAAGGGTTCATATAATAGAAAATGCAACGAGTGGTTCTCAGAATATTATAATATCACAAGGTTCTGGTGCTAATATTACGATAGCACCTGGCACTGTAAAGTCTGTCTATTTAGACGGAGGAGGTAGTTCTGCTAATGTCGTTGATGCTTTAAATGCACTAAGTTTAGCAAGTCCAGTTTTTACTGGTACACCAATAGCACCAACAGCTTCAGCAAATACAAACACGACACAAGTAGCCACAACTGCTTATGTTCAAACAGAAATAGGTCAGATTGTTGTTTTAGAAGCAGATGCTAGTAATGATGATCCAGTAGCAGGCGATTTTACTAATGGTGCTTTATTCGTAGGTCAGTTCTAGGAGAGTCTTATGCCTAAGTTATTTGGTTTAGATAGTAGTACAGTTAGACAAATAACTAAACTATTTGCTCTTGACGGTTCGACACCAAGACGAGTCAAAAAATTATTTGCTTTAGATGGTAGTTCAGTAAGATTAATATTTGATGATTTTTCCACATTTACCGTAAGTGGTACTGCAAATGAAATAGTTAGTCCAGTAAATGAAGTTATTAAATTTGGTTTTAGAAATGACTTTTCTGCTGGTGGTACAGATACTAATGTAAATGCTTCTGGCACTGGTGACACGAGTAATGTTGGTGGTGTTTCAGGTCTTAGTGTAGATGTAGATAGTAGTCATACATATACAGCAGATTCAGACATATCGGGTGGATTCAGACCTTTTGGTAACTATCCTAGTGCATTATCAAGACCTGCTGGAAACAGTCCAGCATCAGCGTTACTTCCTCAAACTTCATTAGTGTCACCAGCAACAAATATATCATCACTATCACAAAATGTTTTCGGTGGAGCTGGATACAATTTTCATCAAACGTCTACTGCTTGGCCTGATCTCGTTAATGGTAATACAACTATAAAATTTCCTAATGGTTCTACTTCAAATCAGGTACAGAATCTTCGAAATCTTCAGGGACAATGTGATGGTCGTTTTAGTGGCACTGGAGGACAAGTTATATCTTTTGAGGGGAGAGCGCCACCGTTTGGTAACATTATTTGGTTTACATTTAATGTGGGATCGTATGGTACTCCACAAATAAAAGTAACATCTGCGTCAACACAAGGCACTGGTAGAAGAGCTAGAGTACAAAACGGTAGCAATAGACCATTTAACATACAAAGTGGTGGATTAACTGCTGGTAATAGCTTTCCTACTGGAGCTTTAGCTGCTGGAGCAAGTACAGGTTTTATAACTGCTAATAGTACAAGTGAAGCTTTTACATTGGTTGGGGTGCATACACAGAATCCAGCAACATTCTCAATAGCTAATGCTGATAACAGTATTACAGTGAGTGGAACTTTTGGAGATGGAGAAAATGCTTCACAAGCAAGAGATAGAATCCAAGCCGCTCTAAATGGTAATAGTACCTTTACGAGTAAATTTGATACTGGAACAGATACAGATGAAACTATTAGTGGTGTTGCACATAAAGTTGTGAGATTTACAAGTGATGCAGCAGAAAACACACAAGATTTTACAATCACAGTTACATCAAACGATGGTAGTAACACGACTCCATTTGAAGAAACAACAACGCAAGGTGCAGCAGAAAGTCTACAAACTATTGTTACTGTGAGTAGAGAAGTAGCAGGATCAGCGACACAAACAGCTACGGCTATCAGTAGTCAAGCTGACTCTGACACAGCAGGAGCAGCAGTAGCTTCTAATGCAGGATCAGATGTGACATACGATGCGAGTACTAATAAATTGCGTGTGCAAGATCAAGATGCTACAGTTGCAGTAACAAATGCAGGATCACTTGGTTTTAGTAAAGATTAATTATGGAATATAAAATTATTGATAACTTTTTATCAGAAAATGATCTGGTAGCTTTTCAAAATAGATTAATGAATAGTGACTTTGGTTGGTGCTTCAACCAAAGTGTTGCACACGAAGATGATAAAAATGAACAGCATTATTATTTTACAAATGCTTTATATGATAGGTGCATGCCTCAGAATCCTGTGTTTAATGAGCTTATACATACATTTCTTCCAGCTATGGTAAAACATGGTATTGAATTACGAGCTTTAATAAGATTTAAATGTAACATGTATCCTAGCTCTCCTACAATTATGCAACATGATTGGCATAAAGATTTTGAATATGAGCATCGAGGTATTATATTTAGTGTAAATACTTGCAATGGTGCTACAGTTTTAGAAGATGGCACAAAAATAGACAGTGTTGCTAATAGATGTTTATTATTTGATCCTAGTAAAGACCATGCTTCAACAACATGCACCGATCAAAAAGTCAGAGTTAATATTAATATGAATTTTTTTTAAAAACAAACCAAGTATTAAAATATGCCGTTAACTAGTTTAAAATTTAGACCTGGTATAAATAGAGAGATTACTTCCTTTTCTAATGAAGGTGGATATTTTGATTGTGAAAAAGTTAGATTTTACACACCTTTTCCTGAAAAAATAGGTGGTTGGGTAAAACAATCTAACAATACATATTTAGGAACAGCTAGAGCTTTGCACAACTGGTTAGCTTTAGATGGCTCAAACTTTATGGGAGTAGGTTCACATTTAAAATATTACATTGAAGAGGGTGGCGGTTTTACTGACATAACTCCTTTAAGGAAAACATCTACAAACAGCATTACCTTTTCAGCATCAGATGGTTCATCAGAGTTAACAGTTACAGATACAAGTCATGGAGCAATAGCAAATGATTTTGTTACAATATCAGGAGCAGTTTCTTTAGGTGGTCTTGTTACTGCTTCAATATTAAATGCAGAACATCAAATAACTTCTGTGGTAAATGCAAATTCTTATAAAATAACAGTAAGTGTGACAGCAAATTCATCTGATACTGGCAATGGTGGATCTGGAGTTGATGGTGATTATCAAATTAATGTTGGTCTAAATACTTCTGTTGGTGGTAACGGATGGGGTGCAGGTGGTTATGGTGGTGTAAATGCAGACCTTTCCACTTTCGGCTGGGGTGAAGCTGCGGCAAGTGGAGCAACTGCTGAGATAAGATTATGGACACATGATAATTTTGGTGAAGATTTATTATTAAATCCAAGAGATGGTGGTATTTTTTATTGGGATAAATCAGATGGCTTGGGAGCAAGAGCAGTGTTACTTTCTAGTGAATCTGGAGCTTCTGATGTTCCTACAATCGCAAGACAAATTATGGTTTCTGACATTGATAGACACATAATTGCATTTGGAGCAAATACAATAGGAACAACAACACAAGATCCTTTGCTAATACGATTTGGATCACAAGAGTCACTAGTAGATTTTACACCAACTGCTACAAATACTGCTGGAGATTTAAGATTAAGTAGTGGATCAGAATTTATACAAGCTGTTGAAACAAGACAACAAATTTTAGTTTTTACTGACAGAAGTCTTTTTAGTATGAGATTTATTGGACCTCCATTTACTTTTGGATTACAAGAATTATCTAAAAACATCACTATAAGAAGTCCTAAGTCTGCTATAGCAGTAGAAGATTCTGTGTTTTGGATGGGAAAAGATACCTTTTACGTTTACACTGGTGGTCAAACACAGCAATTACCTTGCACTGTAAGAGATAAAGTTTTTTTAGATTTTAACAATACTCAAGGTGCTAAAGTTTTTGGTGCAGTTAATACACAATGGACTGAAGTTTGGTGGTTTTATCCATCTGCTAGCTCAGAAGAAAATGATAAATATGTAATTTATAATTATGGTAACAAAACTTGGTATTATGGCACTTTAAGTAGAACTGCATGGCATGACAGGGGTATAAGAAAATTTCCCATTGCAGCAGGATCTCCTCATTTATTTGAACATGAAAATGGTAATGATGACGATGGATCAGCAATGACTTCATCTATTGAATCAAGTCAATTAGATATTGGAGATGGTTATCAATTCAGTTTTATTAGACAATTAATACCTGATGTAAGTTTTAATGGATCAACAAGTAATACTGGTAATCCTAATTTAACATTTACATTACAAGCAAGAAATGGACCTGGTAGTGTATACGATACAAATTCAGGTGGTACATCTACAAGAACAGCAATAACACCAGTAGAACAATTTACAGATCAAATAGATGTGAGACTACGAGGAAGATCATTTAATATGAAACTTGAGTCAACTGATCAAGGTGTGTCATGGAGATTAGGTACACCAAGAATTGATATTAGACCAGATGGTAGGCAATAATGTTAATAACTTCAATACCACAATATATACAAAACATTACAAATGCCAAGTTAGACCTAACCACAACTAACAACACTACACTCTATACTGCTCCTAGTGGAGCAGATGTTAACGCATCTGTTGTATCATCTATTTTAGTTTCAGAAGATTCTGGAAATGCTGATACAATTACAGTGACTTTAGTCACTGGAGCAGGTACAATTTTTAGCTTATTTAAAGTTAAAGCTGTTGGTGCGAATACAACTATAGAGTTACTTACAAATGAATTAACACTACAAGGTGGAGAGATATTAAAAGTACAAGCTGCAACAGCAAATAGACTTCATGTAGTAGCAAGTATACAAGAATTTGCTCAAAATAGAAATACTACAAGTGGCATATAGACAGAAAAAAAGAAATAAGGTAGGATTGAGCCATGAGTTTAGGAAGATTTCTTAAAAGAATAGCACCAGTTGCTTTAGGAACATTTATAGGACCCGCTGCTTTAGGAACAACGGGGTTAGGTCCGTTTGCTCAAAGAGCTATTACAGGTGCTTTGACAAGTAAATTAATGGGTCGTAGCACAAAAGATTCTTTAAGAGATGCTTTGTTAGCAGGTGCGAGTGGCGCAGCTTTTGATAAATTCAGAGGTATTGATGAGGCTGGTGAAGCTGCATCCAAGACAATTGTTCGTGGTGAGTCATCACAACCTCCTCCCAGTAATCCTGATATAGCAAAAAGGATGGGTGTATCAACAGTTCCATCTGAACAATCAGCCAAACAAATAGCAGAGACATTTAAACCAAGAACATTTAGTGCAGAATTATTAAAGTCTGCTGGCGTTGGTGGTGACAATTTATTTGCAAGACTTTTAAATACACCATTAGGTGAAGGTTTGACAGCAGGTTTACTAGCACAACTGTTATCTGGTGACGATGATGAAGATAAAGATACGAGAACGTCTTTTGAAAGAAGACCTTTTGGCACAGGTGGACCTGGTGGTAAATTGGGTGGTATAACCTTTGCCAAAGAAGGTGGAGAAATGGGATTTCCAAGACGAACAGGTGGCATTGATCCATCAGAGGGTTCAGGGACAAAAGATGATGTTCCTGCAATGCTCATGGCTGGTGAGTTTGTCTTGACAAAAGATGCTGTAAAAGGATTAGGTGATGGCAATTCACGAAAGGGAATACAAAGAGCCTATAACATGATGGATCAATTGGAAGCGAGGGCATAATGGCTGTTCAAACTGTAGAAAATATACAAAGATTACCTCCATTCTTAGAGGGTCTGCAAAAAAGACTATTGCAAACTGGATTTGGTGAGTTTGATGGTGAAGATCAAACCACGCCAGGTCTATTAGATTCTCCCCTTAATCTTCCTCAGTTTCAAATTGCAGGTATAGACCCTCTAAGAGAACGTGCAATTACTCTTGGAGAAAATTTAGTAGGGTCTTTTAGACCATTTGTTGAAGGAGCAAGAGATCAATCACTAGCTGGTCAACAAGCATTAACATCTGGATTACAATTTTTACAACCTGAAGCTATACAACAGTTTCAAAATCCATTTCAACAACAAGTTATTGACGCGTCCATGAGAGAGCTTGATCGTCAAGCAGATCTTCAAAGAGCAGGAGCTAGGGCGCAAGCAATACAAGCTGGAGCTTTTGGTGGCTCAAGAGAGGGTGTAAGACAAGCTGAAGCTGACAGAAGTTTGCAACAAGTAAAAGCAGATACATTATCTAAGTTACTGGCTAGTGGCTTTGGAACAGCTCTGCAAGCAGCACAGAATGCAGGAAGACTATCTGGTGGTCTTGGACAAGCCTTTGGCACTTTAGCAGGCACTACGGGTGATATAGGACGATTACAACAGGCATTAGGTCAAGCAGACATATCACAGCTATCACAATTAGGTGCATTAAGACAAGGACAGTCACAGGCAGAATTAGATGCACAACGCCAGAATTTAATGCAACAAGCTCAAGAACCATTCACTAGATTGCAGTTAGGACAAAACTTATTACAAGGTATGCCGAGTGCTTCAATACCTTCTACGTTCCAACAAGCAACAACACCTGGTGCAAATCCATTCTTGCAGGGTATTGGTGCTTATACAACATTGTCACAGATTGCACCTTTTGGTGGTTCAAAGTCTTCGTAGGGTAGTTATATGGCAAAACAACAAACATTGTCACAAGGATTAGTAAATCAGTTAGTCCCACAAAAAAGTTTAGGTTCAGAATATTTAAAAGAATTAAATAGACAAGCAGGAGAAAATCAAGAATTTTTAAATATTCTTGGTTTCAAAGATTATACTGGTTCTCTTGGTAGCCAAAATGCTGACACTCTCCTTGGTAAAGGTGCTTCTATACTAGGTGAAAGTTTTTTAAACATACCTCAATCACTTGGAAATGTTTATAAAGATATTAAATCACCTTTAGATGCTTTGCTTTCTACCACTAGCACTGCTTTAACTGATCCGTTATTTACTGAAAGAGGTAGACAAAAACAAGCACAACGAATGGCAACTGAAACAGGTGGTTTAGAATTAGGTCTGCCAATAGATACATCCATACCTAGAGGTCAAGTCGGAGCTAGTCCTGTTATAGGACAAACTTTAGCAGAAAGAGAGGCTTCTGCAAAAAAAGCAATACTCGATAAGGCAGCTAAAAGTAAATCAACTGCTGACGAGTTTGCAGGCACAGTTACAACAGATACAAAAGCAGTAGATGCAACACAAGATTTGCCTGGTGAGTTTGAAGCGGAACAAGATGCAATTAAACGTGCAGAAAGTGAAGAAATTACAGCATCAGCACCTGATGAAGATCTTGATTACACAGATACATATACAGAAGAAGAGCTTAAAGCAGTCACTGATCCTGAAGTAAAAAAACAAAATGCTCAAGCACAATTGTTTCAAGATGCCATGAAAGATATAGAAGATATGTATGGCACGTCTGCTTTTAAAGATAGATCAGATGTAAAAACCTTAGATGATTACAAACAAGATTTTGCAAGAGCAACAGGTATAGACATATCTGGTGAGCCAAATAATAAATCAGCTTTGATGGCTCTTGGATTAGCTCTTATGCAAAACAGAGCAGGTAAAGATTTTGACTTATCAAATATTCTTGGTGAAGTTGGACGTGCTGGTGAAAAAGCATTACCTAAGTTTGAGGCAGCTAGAAAAGAAGCAAGAGCTGGTCAGATAGCTGCTGGTAAGTTTGCATTACAAGAAGAAAAAGCAGATAGAGCATCTAGATTAGCAACTGCAAAAGAAAAAAGAAAAGCTTTATTGGCAGTTGGAAAAGAATTTAGAGAGTATGGTCAAAAACAACAATTAGAATATTTAAAACATAAAAATGCTATGGAGATTAAATTACTAGAAAATGATATGAAACCTATAGATGCAAAGGGTAAAGTGACAACACAAACATTAGAAGGTAATAATTTTCTTAAAGTAGATACAGCTTTTGTTACTGGATCAAGAAACAGAGTTTTTCTAGCACCAGTGCAACAGGCGGAAAAACACGCTAATCAATATGTAAATGTATTAGAGGCACAAAATAGTATTGATAAAGTAAAAGGGATACTTGTGGATTTAGGTAAAGAAAACGATTCAACTGCCATCGGGCTTTTAAAAGACAGAGTATTAAGTGTATTAAAGCCATTAGGTATAGGAGATACTGATTATTCAAAAGGAGTGGCAGAAATAATTGACGCAGGAACTAATCCTGAACAAAAAATAAGAGCAATTCAAGACAGATTAATATCTCAATATAAGAAGTTTCTAACAAAAGAAACAGGAAATGGTGTCTCTGAAGGAGATATCAAGAGATTAAAACAATTAATAGGTGAGATAAAAGTTGGACAACCTTTAGCTGAAAACTTAAATAGACTCGATCAGCTTTCACAAATATTTGCTGCACCACAAAGAGCTATAGAAAGTCAATTCGCTGCATTTTCAAAAAGAGAAAATTATAGAAATGATGACGAATATAACAAAACTATGGCTATACTAGACAAAGCAATTAGAACAGGAACTGGTCAGGGTGGTGGCGTTCAATATGGTTTTAACGTATCTGATGACGGAACAATAAATATAGATTTAACAAGAAGATAAAATGGGTAAAGTTGTTTTAAATACACCACAGGGTAAAGTAAATATCACAATAGCAGGTGACAAACCTACTTTTGAAGAATCAATACAAATTAACAACATAATTAGAAAGTCTGGTGCTGGACAATTACTTTCTAAACAAGAGCCAAATGTTGCTGATAAAGTAGAACAATTGTTCGATTCTAGCACAGGTATCAAAAGCAATGCTCTGCGTTCTGCGTTAAGTGTAGCTGAAACAAAAGAAGAAGAAGACGCAATACTTCGTAAATTTGATCTAAATGATGACGATTTTTTAAGAGACAACAGAGGTAGATTAGCTTTAACACCAACTGGTGCATCTAAATTTGGTCAAGAAACAGACAAAAACATACTTGTTGATGAAGAGGGATTTAGTAGGTACGACTTCTCTGATCTTGCAGGTATCCTTCCAGAGTTAGTTGGTGGTGTAGGTGGAGCTATAACAGGACAATTAGCTATACCTGTTCCTATTCTTGGAGCAGCTATCGGTGCTGGTATAGGAGCAGGTGGTGGACAAGCTGTGGAAGAAGCAGGTGAAGCTTTAGCTGGAGTGCAAAAACAAGACATAAAGGACATAGCTGGTGATGTTGGTAAAGAAGCAGCGATAGGTTTTTTTAGTGACTTAACATTTGGTTTAGCCGCTGGTGCTTTTAGAGCTGTAAGACGTGGTGTTACACCTGGCAAAGATCTTACAGCAACAGAGATTGACACAGCAGGTCTTTCAACATCACCTCCAATAGATGAAGCTGGTAATATAATCAAACCATCAGACTTTGCTAAATTATCCTCTGACGAAAAAATTGCTGCTACTAGTCGTGTTGTAACAAAGGATGACGGAACAGTTGTTCGTGGTGGATTTGGTATAAAACCTACTTTATCTGCAATACGCGCACCTTCTCTTGTCGCAAGAATACAAGCTATTGGTGAAAAGATATTTAAAACATCAGATCGTTTAAAAAATAATAATGATGTTATAAGACAGACCATAGACGCTTATAAAGATAAGTTTGGATTAGAAGGTGCTGATGCAGTTGACGTTGGACAAATACTTAAACGTGGTATGGTAGATAACAACGAAGCATTAATTAAAGCAGAAAAAAAAGCACAGAAAGAAATAATTGAACAAATGAGAGGTGCAGTTGGTGTTTTTAAAAAAGCAGCAGATGAAAATGGTGCTGTTGATGATGATTTGTTTGAAGTATTTAAAAATGCCACAGACAACTTCGATACTTTTATATCAGGTAAATTTAGAGCTGTAGATGAAATTCTTCGTGATGATGCTGGATTAGGTCGTAATGGCATAATGTTTATAAACAAATTTGCCGATCATTTAAGAAGAATCAAGAGTGATTATGCTCCACAAATAGCAGGATCAAAAGATCCAGATGGTGCAGCTTTCAGAGATATATTAAGTCAATTTGAAAGCATTGGTGGTAAATTAGATGATGGACTAACCAATGCTGTTTCTTTTAATCAACTTTACAATTTAAGAAAAACTTTAAGTGATTTAAGAATGAGTTCTAATGATACTGTTAAACAAGAACTTGTAAACGTGAATGGCACAGGTTTACTTGACGAAATAGACACTATGTTTAAACAAATGGGTGACGAAAATAGTCAATTGTTTAGAGATTTATCTGGAAGATTAGGTAGTACAACCACAACAAACAAATTTAGAAATGCAGGAAAAGCTTTAAAAGGAGCGCAAGCAGAATACTTTTTAGGTAAAAGTATATTAGAAGACTTAGAAGCTTCTCAAGCAATTAAAAATCTAAGTAATTATAGGACACTGCCTGGCGAAATAGATAAAGCTCCTATGAATATTGACATATACAAGAATGTTGTAAAAGCAAACAATCCACAGTTTTTGCAAAGAGCAACAGAATTTTTAAGAGATTATGGTGGCACAGTTGGTGGTAAATCGGGAGATGATCTTGCAGATGAATTTACTGCAAGAGCAGCTAATCAATTTTTAGAAAACGCTATTGAGACATCAGGTATAAAAAACTTTAAAAATGTAAAAGATTTTAATGGAGCTAAATTCGCACAAGCTGTTAAAGGTCTTGGCACTACAGCTAGGGCATTGTTTGGTGATAAAACAGATGAAATTTTGAAATTAGCTGACGAGATTGGTGGTGTTAAAATATCAGGTCTACAAGCTAGAAATGTTTTAGATCAGTATAGAGATGCTGTGGGTAGAGGAAGCACTGAGAGTATAACAGGATTAAGAGATAAGTTAAAAGCTTTGTCTGAAACACAAAAAACACTTGCAAGAGAACAAAGAAATAGAATTATAAATAAATTGCAAGATGAAACATTAGATTTAGACCCATTAGAAGCATCAAGATTTTTAGTGCAGAAACAAACTAAAAACTCTGAAATAAGACCAATAATAAATTATTTTGCAAGTAGACGTGACGATGCTTCACTACAAAAAATCAGAGCTTACTATATCAACAGCATGATTGATGATTTTGGCGAGTCAGTTATGACAGATGGTAAATCTTTAAATGCTTTTGCAGATAGAATATTAGATGCAGCAGCCGATGGTAAACTTCGAACAATTTTTCCAGAAGGTGTTGGTGAAAGCATGGAAAAGTTTGGTAAAATACTTAAATTTAATGCAAGAGCTGCTGAAGGTGGTGATCTCGTTGCCGCTAATATAGCTGCTTCACCATTTCAAAATTTAGGTAAACTGGCTAAATTTACTATATTAGGTAATAGAATGTTATCACAAAGTTATTATGATGACATCATAGCTCAATATAATGGAATTACATTAAAGCAATTCAAAAGACCAGAAGACAGAGCAAAAAGTCTAGGATCAATAATTGGTAAATCTTTAAGTCAATCAACTGGTCAAACATTAGACAACGTAATAGATGAAGCAGAAAGTCAGGTTGATTCAGTTTTAGAAAGCTCTGGTGTCAAAAATCAAATAAGAAATGTAACTCAACAGTTAGGACCAGCTATTAATCAAGCCAAAACTACTGTAAATCAAGTAAGAAATGTAGGATCTGCTCCAAATATTGCACCTCCAACAACAGGAACGCAGCTTGCTGGTATAAACATATCTAATCCAGCTAATGCTTTTTCTTTGGGTCTAAGCCCACAAAACATAGCAATAGCACAAAGAACAAGAGGTAACCCGTGAACGTAGAACAGTTAAGAGACACACTAAAAGTTGATGAGGGCTGTGTTAATTCAATTTATTTAGACCACCTTAACCTACCCACGCTAGGAATTGGTCACCTTATAAACGAGTGGGATGAAGAATATGGTAAGCCCGTTGGCACACCAGTATCAGAAGAAAGAGTCAATGAATTATTTGACAAAGACATCCAGATTACTATTGACGAGTGCGAACAATTATTCGGTAACTTTGAGGATTTGCCAGAAGAAGTGCAACAAATTCTAGCGAACATGATGTTTAATCTCGGCAGACCACGCCTATCTAAATTTAGAAAGCTATGTAAAGCTGTGGCTGAAAGAAACTGGAAAGAATGTGCAATTCAAATGGAAGACTCGAAATGGCACAAACAGGTAACCAAACGCGCTGATCGTTTAATCTCTCGTATGAATGCTGTTGATAGCACCTAATCCTAGACTAGTAACTTTACTTTTGTATTTATTATACTCTTCTTTCTCAAACTCTTGATCTATAAAAAGACCAAGCTGTTGTCTAATGTTTCTTCTTTGATGATCACATATTTTAATTAACTTATCATAACTTTTAACATCTAAACCAACTGACTTGAATTTTGAAGTATCTGTCATTATACTACCTCCATGACTCATAGATACCCATTTATACCCAAAAAACCTAGAACAAGCAACAATAAGTATTTTGCAAAAAAAACCATTGCTATGGGGTTAAAGTTTGATTCTAGGTGGGAAGCAGAAAGATGGGGACAACTAAAAGCTATGGAAAGAGCTGGTGTAATTACAGAGTTAGAACGTCAAATAAAATATGAATTATCTATTAATGATGTAAAGATTTGTGATTACATAGCCGATTTTAGATACTTACAACAAGAAGAAGATGGCTTTTCAAAATTGGTTGTGGAGGATGCAAAAGGCGTGCTAACACCTGAGTTTAAGCTCAAAAAAAAGATGATGAAAGCCATTCATAATATAGACATTCTTCTATCATACAAAAAAAAATGATAGTTTAAGTATTGACATTGTTGTAATCATCGCTATATTTAACCTTGCAAGTAGAAATTTTAACGAAAGTGAGGTTAGTATGGAACAGAATTTCTATGACATGAGTGATCAACAGCTTTTACAAGAAAAGATTTTCTTGAAGGCAGATATTGATCGACAAAAAAAGAAGTTGGAAGATCTTAATTCTCTTTTATCAGCAAGGTTTTACAATTCTGCTCGTGATGATTTACAGAGACAGGGTAAAGATTTTGGCACAACCACTGTGTTTTCTGAGCAAGAAGAGAAAGTTAAGGTCTCCATTAATAAAAAAGTAACATGGGATCAACAAGCACTACGAGATGCTTTTGATAGTATGGATGCTGAAGATGCAAGACATTATGCAAAAGTCACATACTCTGTGGAAGAGAGGAAGTATACTAATGCTCCTCCAGCTATTGTTCAAAAGCTTCAGTCAGCTAGAACTGTCGAGCAAGGAACAGTGAATATTGATCTCGTTCAATCAGAGGAGGCTTAATTGGCTTTACAAATAATCACTGCCGAACAACGTATGGCAGAAAAAAGAGGTCATAAGATGGTCATCTGTGGTCAAAGTGGTGTGGGCAAGACAACTCTTGCCCGAACCCTTGATCCTGATAAAACATTGTTTATTGACCTTGAGGCAGGTGACACTGCTATTAAGGATTTTCCTATTGATGTAATTAGACCAAACACATGGCAGGAATGTCGTGATTTTGTTTGTTACATTGGTGGTGTTAATCCGTCACTGTCAAGAGAGCCTTATGATCATATTCATTATGAAAGAGTCATGCAGGAACATGGTGATGAATTTCACAAAAAACTTGGCAAGTATGATACTATTTTTGTTGATAGTATCACAGTTGCAGGACGTTTGTGTTTTCAATACTGTATGTCACATCCCGATAATATTATAGAGAGATCAGGTAAAGTAGATACTCGTTCTGCCTATGGTATGCACGGAAGAGAAATGATGGCTTGGCTTACTCATTTACAACATATTAGAGATAAGAATGTTATTTTAGTTGGCATACTTGACGCTAAGATAGATGACTATGGTCGAACTAACTATGAGTTACAAATCGAGGGTTCTAAAACTGCACGAGAACTACCTGGCATTGTTGATGAAGTTATTACAATGACAGTTATGGATGGTGCAGATGGTGTAAAACCATATAGAGCTTTTGTTTGTCAAACTCTGAATGAGTGGGGATACCCAGCTAAAGACAGATCGGGAAAGCTTAATGTTGTTGAAGAGCCACATCTTGGCAGACTAATTAACAAGCTTAACGGATTAGAACAGAAAAAGGATTTAACATTTGTTGATCCACAATCACAACCAACAGAGAGAGGAGAAGTCCAGTGATTGATTTAAATAATGTCGGTGATATGTCACCATCAGGTGATTTCGAGTTAATACCTGAGAATACTATTGCAAGAGCAATAATTACAATTAAACCTAATGCAGTTACAATGCCTGAGTTTAGTAATACTCCTATCTTCAAGGCATCACAGACTACATCAGCTAAGTGGCTTGAAGTTGAGTACACCATTATTGGTGGTCAATTTGATAAACGTAAGTTTTGGCAAAATCACTTTTTTGATGGTGATGCTAAAGACGATAGTGGTGTATCTAAATCTAAGAAGATTGGATTGCAGTGGTTAAAAGCAGTTGTTGAAAGTCATAATAATATTTCAGCAATGGATGCTTCACCTGAAGCTCAAGCAGTTAGGCAAATAGATATGCAGAAAGGTGGAGTTGCATCCATCAATGGCATGAACGTATGTGTGAAGATTGGTATTGAGAAATCAAATGATCCACAGTATTCTGATAAGAATAGATGTAAGGTCATATTGACTCAAGGCATGGAAGGATACATACCAAGTGGATCTGTACCAGCTAACACACCATCACCTGCACCTACCAATAATGGTAATGCAGTACCTGATTGGGCTAGGTAATGATGGCAGGCATAGCAAGGGCTAACTGACCTTAGTCTACTTGCAAGTCGCTTGGGTAGTGCGATGCCCTAAAACTACCCACCATTTAGCCAATGAGATTTACAATGCAAGCAAAAGAAAAAAAAATTACCAAAAAGAAACCACCTCACATAAGATTTTACTGTAAAGAATGTAAAAAGCTTGGGAGACGAGAGTGGTTATATGGTGTTAAGGATATGCCTGGACATAAGCCAGGCGTTAGCATACAGTGCATACCATGTTTGCATGATCAAGGTTTTAGATTTAAAGGTCTCCATTATGATTCTTAGACCATTGAAAACGTATGAACAAGCAAAGCAAGAATATGATGAACAG